AGGTGAAGAGTTAAGCACGATTGGACAGCTTAGAGATCAGTGTATTGCGTTGATCCAGTTGGTAGAGCAAGAACAAGGTAATGTTTCTGGTGAAGCATCAACTCTTGAAGAACTTGCGCCAGAAGTAGCAGGAGGATAATTTTACATTTGTCTCCACTTGAATTATTATTATTTTTTTTATTATGTATGGAGTAACAAATGTCAAAAGAATTCTTATGGGTAGAGAAATATCGTCCGTCTAAGATAGACGATACTATTCTGCCGAAAACCCTTCAAAAAACTTTCTCTGAGGCAATTGCCAAAGGAGAACTGACTAATATGTTGTTCACTGGAACTGCTGGTCTTGGTAAGACTACGGTTGCACGTGCACTGTGTGATGAGTTAGACATGGATTACATAGTAATCAATGGTTCAGAAGAAGGTAACATCGACACACTACGAGGTAAGATCAAACGATTTGCCTCTTCTATTTCTCTTACGAGTAATAAAAAATGTGTCATTCTTGATGAGGCAGATTACTTGAATCCTCAATCGACACAACCTGCTTTGCGTGGGTTCATCGAAGAGTTTTCAAGTAACTGTCGATTCATACTCACATGTAATTTTAAGAACAGAATCATTGAACCGCTCCATTCTCGGTGCGGTGTATATGAATTTAATACTTCCAAAAAAGATATGCAGCCTCTATGTGAACAGATGTTGAAGCGTGTCTTGAGCATTCTTACCAAAGAGAATGTGACGTGTAATGATATCGAACCTGTTGCTAATCTGATATTAAAACATGCACCTGATTGGAGAAGAGTACTCAATGAAGTTCAAAGATATTCTACAAGTGGTACTCTGTTGTTACCGCAAAAGTCAGATGCAACAGGATCTTATGACGGTCTGTTTTCGTCTCTTAAAGAAAAAGACTTTAAGAAAATGCGATCTTGGGTAGTAAATAATTCTGATGTTGACGCATCAGTTGTGTTCCGCGCAATTTACGATAGTATGTATGATCGTGTAAATCCATCTAGTATACCTCATGTAGTATTAATTCTTGCAGATTATCAATACAAAAATGCATTTGTTGCTGATCATGAACTAAATATGGTAGCATGTATGACAGAATTGATGACCAACGTGGAGTTTAATTAAATGGACAGAGGGGAAATTTTAGTAGATGACGGAACTAATTTTCTAGCAGTTACTAAATGCTACTTAGACGAACCTGATTATTGGATGAAGTTGATACGAGAAGGTGGGTCTTACGATCAGAAAGATACTGCTATAAGGTTAGAAAGAGCATATTGCAGAGTTTATCAACCGGGTCATACCGGAGAAAATCTTTTAGATCCGCTCAGGCATGAGTTCGATTATACCTTAAATCGGTTCGCAAGACGTTTAGATATTCTTGGAGAAAGAAAACTTAAAACTGATCCGTCAATGTGGGGGTTAATATACACTGACGGTGAGTCTTGTGGTCCTCATGGTCATGGACCTGTATGGGAATACTCGGCTGTGTTTTATTTGAAAGCAGATGTAGGATGCGGATCTATATTTTTCCCTACCATCGATATGGAAGTTGAACCAGAAGATAACGATCTCATCATTTTCAATCCAAGGTTACAACATGGTGTAATGCCTAATATAATCAGTGGTGCAGAACGTATTGCTGTTGCTATGAACGTTACAGATCGTGGTAAAAGGAGACCTTCTAAATGAATCCATTCGAGTTTGTTAATGCTATAAATTATACAAAAGACAATATCATGACAGAAGAAAATGAAAGCAGTTATAATTCGTTTCTTGTTAATCGATCTTTATCTTATTTTAAAGACACGGTTCTTCTTGCTAATGAGATGAACACCAATCATTCTGTTGCAAATAAATTACAATTCGATTTTTTTATAAATACACTTAGAAAAAGAAAGCGTTTTTCTAAGTGGCAGAAACCAGAAGTCGATGATAATGTGAATGTTATCAAACTATATTATGGTTATAATGAGGAGAAAGCACGACAAGTTCTTCCTTTACTGTCTGATAATCAGTTAGATATTTTATTGAAAAAGGTGGGTAAAGGTGGAACAACAAGATAATGTAGTAGTAGACTGGGTGCCAAAAGATATGGTTGAGATTATTATAGATCAACCAGATGATTTTTTAAAAATACGAGAAACCTTAACCCGAATTGGTGTAGCATCAAGGGTCGATAAAAAATTGTTTCAATCGTGTCATGTTTTACATAAACAAGGAAGATACTTCATTGTTCATTTCAAAGAGTTATTTTTGCTTGACGGTAAAAAAACTAATTTAATGTTGAATGATTTGCATAGAAGAAATACAATAACAACGTTGTTATGTGATTGGGGATTAGTGAAAGTAGTTGATCGTCTTCAAATTTCTGAGTGTGCACCTTTAAGACAAATTAAAATCATTTCTCATAAAGAAAAAGACGAATGGGAACTTTGTCCGAAATATAATATAGGCAATAAATTTTAAGTCATTAAATATTTTTTGCTGGGATCATATTTAAAATCGTGGAAGGGTTCCGAAAAATCGAAATTAGGATTTCGTTCTAGTACATCGTAATAAACTTCTCCTTCAATTTCAATGTAGTGGACAAAGGTTTGTATCTGCCAACCTTTGTCTAATGGTAAACGCCAATGATGATATTTTCTGCCTTCGTATATTACACCTTCGCCAGGATATAATATATACTCAACGCCATCTAGATCATCGTTCTCAATATAAATTTCCCAAGGAGATTCTCTATCTCCATAACCAATAGTAACAGTAGACGAAAATTCACACGCAGGTCTATCTAAATGTGGAACCAAAGCATATCCAGGTAAATACAGACGAGTGTAAGTATAAGTTGGATATAATTTTAATCCACATGACTCTTCCATCTGAGGCAATGCTTTTAAAGCGAGAGAGTTGAAAACAGGATCAGAGTAACACCCATAACTGTTTTTATTTAAAGTTGAAAACCGATGTTCATTTTCATGTTTTAAATCACCGGAATTTTTCATATTAAAAATATGATTAACTGCTTCTCGACATTCCTTTTCATCAAATAATTTTATTTTCACTTGACAACTCTTACATTATATGTTATATATAGTAGTGTCGTTGCAGAATAGTCTGAACGATAGACAACAATCTTGCTTAAATTAAATAAGGAGATAGCAATGGTTACTACAAGAAGTAAAGTGTTTTCGTTCCCCCACTCTCGTTTCATTGGTTTCGACCATGTCTGGGATGAGATAGAAAGATTAACTGCCGCTGGCGCAAACGAGAAGGGTTTTCCTCGTCACAATATTGTAAAATATTCTGACACAGAATACGCCATGGAATTTGCACTTGGTGGTTACAAAAAGAAAGACCTAGATATCGAGGCAAAGCCTGGTGTTCTAGTCATTCGGGGCAACCCTGAAGAGGATACTACCGAGTATCTTCACAAAGGGATTACTACGAAGAAATTCGTGGAAACATTCCGACTTGCAGATCATGTTGTCGTTGATGGAGCTGAATTCGTCAATGGACTACTAGTGATTAAACTCAAAGTGGAACTACCCGAAGAACAGCGTCCGAGAAAAATAGAAATTAATTCTCAATAAGGACGTAACAATGGAAAAGTTTGTAAAAAGCGAGGAATTTCTTTCCTCTAAAAAAGAACAGATGGTTGCAATCGCGCAACTATTTGCTGTGCTTTCAATAGCACCGATCATGATTGCTGTAAGTTGGTTCGCATGATCAAGAAAATCAAAAGTTGGTTAGGCATTGTATTCTTTGCTTCGCTTGTACTGGGAGGTCTAATAGCACCTCTCTTCACACCTAACTACGGTGTGTACACAGCGGGTTCAAGTCTGTATATGCCAGCGCCATATTTGTAAAACCTTTGGGTGCCTCTTAAGCGCATGACGGCATAAACTGGGGGGACGCATCCCCCCGACCCAATCTTTACGAAACATTAACCAAAGATTAACTAGACCTTTACCATATTAACAGTCTTTATTAAATAGATACTCTTTTAATAAAGGAGTAGTGATATGAAAAAGAATTGGAAAGAAACGATTGTAGCCTTGGTATTCATAGGATCGGTGTTTATGTTTTTAAGTTTAGACATTAAAGCCGCACCCTATATAGAATACAAGAATGAGTACGAGTTGAAAGAGTGGGATCATACTAAGACAACTCATCATTTAAGACTAGGTTACAAAGCAAAGAACAACATGTATTTTGAAATCGGACCAATGACTAAGGGTCACAGTTACGAAGCAGGATACAAGTTCAAGTTTGATGCTGTAACAGTTAAAGGTAAACTGGAGACCAAGGACACTGGCGATGCTAAGACTAAGGTTGAAACTGAAATCCGATTTAATTTCTAAGGAATAATTATGCCAGGTATTGTAATCGCAATGATGTTAGTAGGTGCTGTGCTTGTAAAAGACAGTAACCGAAAACTCGACGAAAGATGTGCACAAGAAGTATTAGACGGTGTTGCTGAATCTCATCAGGAATGTCGCCGGTACTATACGTCTAAGTAGTATATCAGTTTAGAGGGTTCTGATAAAAAAATCCTCGCTCCCCTTGACATCCTCCCCAATCTCTTGTATAATTACGACATGACTAAATTTTATACCCATGTTTCGCGCAAAGGTAACCTAATCTATTATCGTGGATACGAGAATGGAGAACGAGTTTCCGACACAATCCCTTTCAAACCTACACTCTATGTGAACTCTGATAAACCCAGCAAGTTCCGTAGTCTTTATGGTAAGAAGGTTTCTCCCATGCAGTTTGACTCCATGCGAGATGCAGGAGACTTTCGCAAACGGTATCAGGGAGTTCAAAACTTCCCTGTTCATGGTCAGGACAACTTTCAGTTGCAGTATATTGCTGAGAAGTTTCCTGGTACTATCAAGTATGACACTGCTGATATCAACACCTTGTATATGGATATCGAGGTTCAGTCTGATCAGGGTTTTCCCAGTCCAGAAGAAGCATCACAACCTGTGACTGCGATCTGTGTCAAGTCAAGCAAGTCTGATACGTTCTATGTGTGGGGTCTGCATGAGTACAATGCCGAACAGAACGAGAATAAAGTCGAGTTCTTCCGGTGTGATAGTGAACTAAATCTTCTACGCTCTTTCATGTCGTGGTGGAGTTCGAAGGTCAACACCCCCGACATCATCACAGGTTGGAACGTAAACCTATTTGATATCCCTTATCTCTATCGCAGAACCTTGGCAATTGCTGGCAAAGAAGTAGCAGATAAGATGTCACCGTGGGGTCATGTGAAAGAACGCCATGTCCGAACCCTTGGTGGTAGAGAGCAAGTTGCCTATGACCTCGAT